CCAAAGTGGAAGTACTTCATGCAATGTGATGCTCTGAAGGAGCAATTTGGCTTGCAAACCAAGCGTTTTGTGACAAAAGAAGTTGATCGCTCCACCGGAGATGTTCTCTTTCACTACGAACTCAAGTTCGATCCTGAGAAAGCAGATGTCATCGCCGAGACCGAGCACAATTTGGCTCTCTATAGTAAAGGAGAGCGCGCGAACGTCACTTTCAGAACTCACTGCAAGGATGCGCCAGTGTCCTTTGAGAAAGCAGCGGCTGGCAACATTCGCATCATTTGTGGTGCACCAGTTGATATGGTGATCACATCTCGTATGCTCACTCTGACCCTGATCAACGCTATGACCTATTTCCCAACTGAATTTGAAAGTGCAGTTGGAATCAACGGAGCTGGAAAGGATTGGCAATACATCGCTGATTACCTCCAGTCCAAGTCAGGCGGTACCAGGTGTGGAGATGGTGACTACAAGAAGTATGATCGACGTGTGCGCCCAGCGGTTTCCAAACCTGGGTACGATTGCCTCAAATACATGCTCGTCAAGTGTGGAATGCCCGATGATCTTTTGAAGATTTTTGACGGTTTTGCCACGGAGTGTATGTTTCCTTTCTACGATATTGATGGTCTCATCGTCAAGGTTTTTGGCAGCAACCCTTCTGGTCATCCCCTCACTGTTGTGATGAATGGTATTTTCAATTCGCTTTACATGCGATACGCATATTATGCCATGCACGCAGCCAAAATGGACAGGATAATCGAGTTGGGTGACATTCCACTCTTCCATAACGTCATCGCTCTCATCACTTATGGTGACGACAACAATTTTGACGTTTCACCAGAGGAACCTTACTTCAACATGATGAGCGTTGCCAGAGAATTGGCGAGGATTGGTTTGGAGTACACCAATGCCAACAAGGCAACACATGACATTGCTTTCAAGTCACTTGATGAACTGTCTTTCTTGAAGCGCAGCTTCCACGTCCACCCAGAACTTGGAGTTCGGGTAGGAGCGCTGGATCTCGAATCAGTCGACAGAGCATTGCTGCTTGGGCGTGGCGTTCCCAAGGGATGCCCTGCTAGTGAAGCGGAATTGGTGGCACAGAACATGGAAGGAGCCCTCTCCGAGGCTTTCCTCCACAGCCACGCGGTGTACAACAGGTACAAGGAGCTTTTGGCTCCTCTTGTTGATATACGCGATTCTGAAGGCCACCGCATTGGCGACCACTACAAC